ATAGTATTTGAGCCTGTTCAATTACATTCAAGAAAACCTGCGGAAGTTGCTAAACGCATAGAATTACTTTATGGTGACTTACCTCGCATAGAACTATTCGCCCGCCAAAAGACAGAAGGATGGGATGTGTGGGGAAACGAAGTAGAGAGTGATATTACTATCGAGGGCATGTGACAGAGTTAGATAACGCTGAATTAGCACGAAAGTACTGGAATATCTTCAAGGATGACCTGATTGCTTTCTCTAAGTGGTGCTTTCCGAGCGACATACAGACAAAGGAAGTGCCCCAATTTCATAAAGAGATATACCAGTTACTTGAAACACAGCAGAGGGTAGCCATAGCCGCACCAAGGGGCTTTGCCAAGAGCAGGATTAGTTCCATCTTCTACCCATCTTGGTTAGCTACATACGGTAAGAACAAAGATATTACGATTATCTCCGCATCAGAAGGGTTGGCGATAGAACTCCTACGCAACATTAAGCTGATGATGGAGAGTTGCCCCCAATACAAGGCACTTTATGGAGATGTACGTTCAGAGAAATGGACAGAAAGCCATATTATACTGAAAAATGGGGTTTCCATAAGGGCTAAGGGGGCAGGGGCACAGATACGGGGCTTTAGACCAGACGTACTCATATTAGACGACATCGAAACCGACGAAAGCGTGACCAGTGAAGAACAAAGGAAGAAACTCAAAGATTGGATTTTCAGGGCTTGCCTCAATACTCTCTTACCCAAGGGTCAGTTTGTTATTATTGGTACACTTATTCATCCGCTATCTATCCTTAGTGACCTTTTGGATACGCCTAATGGGTGGGCTAAGAAGAAATACCGTGCTTACAGGACAGAAGAAGAGAAGGCGGGTAACGAACTGTGGGCAGAAGCTCGACCCCATGCATGGTTGCAGCAGAGGAAAAAGGAAATAGGCTCTTTTGCATTTGCAAGTGAGTTTCTTAACAACCCAAGATTAGACGCATCAGCACCGATTAAAGAAAATCAGATTAGGTTCTGGTCAGAGTTACCGAAGCAGTATTCATCGGTAATATCCGTTGACCCTGCGTACTCAGAGGATGAGAAGTCGGACTTCAAAGTAGCAAGCCTAATCGCTATAGACCAGAATCTTAACCGTTATCTTATTAACTATACCCGCACCCACGCACCGACAGGTGAATTTATAGATGCAATACTCAATATGTATATTGCAAACAAGGGCACAATTACAGGGATTGGCGTTCCTGCAAGCGGGACAGAAAAGATGTTTTATACATCTTTGCTTAAACGTGCGGAAGAACGAAAAATCTATGCTCCGTTCATTGAGCTTGCTAATTCGTTTACTACGGCTGGAGGTCAGAAAGTGCGAGAAAAGACTGCTCGCATCACAGCCTCATTACAACCACTCTTTGAGCAAGGCAAGTACTACATCCACGAATCACAATACGAGGTTCGGGACGAATTGCTCACTATAGGTTCAAGCCGTTGGGACGACATCTGCGACACATTATGCTATGCTGAAATGATTTTAACACCGAGATATGAAGAACCAAAGATTGCCCAGTTTGATGACAGAGGTTATTTAGTAGAAAACGATATTCAGAATAATTACGGATTCTAAGGAGAACGATGGCTACCAAGTGGAGTACGACAGACAAACCCAGAGTAAATATCAAAGAGAAGAAGAGCGACGCTGCCCTTGTGTCCAAAGTTGTAGGCTGGGTAGAGGATTCCAAGTCCGTCGTTACCCAGTGGGAAGAGAATCAGGAAAAGTGGCACAGGCTTCGTATGCGGATTAAGAAAGCCAAGAACTTTCCTTTTGCTGGTTGTGCCAATATCCGTATGCCTACGATAGAAACAAAGATTCGTAAGCTAAAAGCGGCTTTGATGAATGTCCTTACAGGTATCCGTCCTGTAGTTCAAGTCGTTCCTTGTCCGACAGGTACATGGGAAGGTGCATTAAAGATTGAGAAGTTCCTTGACCACCTGTTGATGGAAGTTATGAAGATTAAGAACACTATGGTCATCGCCGTAGACCAAGCGTTAGAAAAAGGTTTCTATGTTGTCAAGCCTTATTGGAAGATTGAAGTTATCAACAGGGTAGAGAAACTAAAACTTTCTGATTTATCTGCACAAGAGCAACAACAGCTGTTCGACCCACGCACCACTCCAGAGATGATTGGTTCGGAAATACAACGCAGGTTCGATGTTGACGTATCACCCCGTGTCTTGGACGATAACCGCAAGGCTATTGACAATGCGGTGCAGAAGATTTTAGCAGGAGAGAAGGAAGTCGACATTACGGTTCAGGACGTTCTCTGTGATTATCCCGACATAGCTTTATGCCCGAAAGTATTTGTTCCCACGACAGCAGGGTATAATCCACAATCAGCACAGTATATTATTCACGAGTTTTTTATTCCATTACAGCAGTTAAAGAACAACGTCACCTACAAAGGGTGGAAGGACATCTCGGCTAAAGAGATTGAGTTAAAAGGTAACACTGACCTCGATGACACCAGCAGCAATCTTGAAGTCACCAAGGACGAACGTGAAGGTATCACCCGTATTCAGTCTGAAGGGAACTTGGTCAAGATACATGAGTGCTATTGTTATTACGATATAAACAACGATGGCGTAGACGAGAAGTGCATTATCACCGTAGCACCTGATTTTGGAAAGCTACTCCGCAAGATTGCTATGCCGTTCTTCTCTGGACAGTATCCGTT